GCTTTACCAAATGGAGACTTAGCAACTTTCTTAACTGCTCTTGTTGCTTTCTTAACTAACTTACCTAAGAAATACATTTGTCTTCCTGATTCAAGGTCCATGATTCCACCTGTCGGATCATCTTCTTCTTGATTCATCATTCGTCCACCATCCATGGCACCTGCACGTCCACCATCTGCCATACCATCGAAATCAAATATAGAGCCCGCGAATCTTGGAGCAAGGCCGCCTAAGTTTCTTGATGGTGTTGCAGGATCAGCTGGGTCATTGTTTACTGCACAATAAGCCGGTGGGTTGGGTCCTAAACATGGGTCTGTTTGTTGTTGGTCTCCACCACCTCCATCATCTTTTAGTAATGTTGGTCCTGGAAATAATTCTTCATATTTACTTTGAGTCATTTCTCCACTATCTAAAATATCTTGAGCATCAAAAGTTCTACCTAATAATTCTAAACCACTTCCTTTTTTAGTTGGATTTAAATTATAATTATACGTTGCTTTACCATAATCTTTAATTCCTTGTATATCAAAAGCCATTTCATTTAATTCTTCTTCAGTCATATCTTTAGCCCAATCAGGAACTTTACCAGTAAGACCATCAATAAGCGCTGTTGTAAAACCTGTAAATCCAGGTTTTTTTAATAAACCTGTTTTTTGTAATGCAAGATATTTATTTCTATCAATAGATGATTGATAGCCTTTATTTTTTAAACTTTGAAAAAATGTTGGAGGAGAATATACTTGACTACCTGTAGTTCTAAAACCTGCATCTCTAGCTTCTTTTTTCTTTTTTTCTATTTCTGCTATTTGTTGTATTTTATCAACATATCCACCACCATCTCCACTAGAAGTTGTTGTAGTAGGATTATTTCTAGTTCTATTTACAGCTCTGTCAAATTGACCATAATTAGATCCTGTGTCTCTATTAGAAGAGTTATTACTACTACTATTATTTTTGTTACCACCATAATTTCCACCAGATGATGCTCCACCTGCAGGACCTGTTGATGAACTTCTACTTGGCGACCCATAAGATGAACCACGATACCCTGGACGTTTACCATTCGCTGGTTTGTTTACAAGTTGCTGGTATTGCTGTGCGTTTGTTATTGCCATTACTCTGACGCTGCTCCCAATGGTGGCATTGCTGCTACTTTAATTTTTAATGATCTTGTAATTTCTTCTCTAATCGTTGGAGTGTTTGAATCTGCAATATCATCTTCTGCTTCTTGATCCGAGTTATATTCTACATTAGTTCTTGTATTCCTTAATACAACTTCTGTTTCACATTTTACAACCGGTACTTTTTTACCATTTATTATTGTATATGCTACTTCACCTTCTTCTTTAAATGCCATAATTAATCCCTGTTTATTTCCAATATTGCACAAGTGCCTTCTATATCATTAGCACTAGCTGCTTGTACTCTTAATACATCATTTTCTTCTAAAATAACAGTACCATCTGACACACTTTGTGATTCATTTGCAGCAATAGTATGCTTTGCAAAAGTAAATTGTGTTGTCGCAGAACTATCATAGATATGCGCATGAACTACAACGTTTCCTGACCCTATGTTTGCCATATGTATATTTTGTACAATAGCTCTTGAGTTTGAGGGTACAGTATAAACATCTGTTGCATTAGTAGTTGTTAGATCAAACTGTGCGTTTTTGTAAATATTAGCCACCTATACCTCCAGAATTAAACCAAGTAAATCTTTCATTTTCTTGTTTAAGATCATTTAAAAAAGTTGAGTTTAATTGTTCAACAACTAAAGCAATTGATCTGTTAATTTGTTTTTGGTTAGATACTTCATACTCTTCTTTTGGTTCTGGTATTCTTACTACTATCTTAGCCATTATCTTCTACCATCCGGTTGTACATCTATTCTTAAAGTGCCAAAACGCCAAGACTCACTAACATCCGTATTTTCTATTTTAATGTTAACAAACCTTCCTCTGGCTCTTGTATCTTTTTTATCAGTGGTAGAGTTAATTGTAAAGGGACTTAAAGATGTAACTGTATCTGATTGTTGAGGATAACGTTTAACTGCTAGTGTTACTTTTGCATTACCTTGAAGATCTTTAAAGTCTGGTACAAATCTTCTCATAGCTAAAAATACTTCCCCAGCAACTGTAGGACCACTTGATTTACCTTGTGCATCTTTTTGTTTAGCTTGTAGATCAAAGTCAAATGATTTTATAAATGAGGTAACAGTAGTTGTACTACCATTCGGATTTACTTGATCAGTTCCAACCTCATGTTCAAATAATGTTGTTTGACCTAAACCTGATTCTCCAACAATTACAGGGAAAGTACCTGTAGCTGAGTCGTTAAATTTAGTAGCTGATGGTTTAGGATATACACTAGCATCAATCCAAGATGTTCTAGCTTCAGTTCCAATATACCAAACACCACCTTTCATAGGTTCACCATAATTAAATACGACGTATTGATCATTGTAATCAGAATTAGTAGATGGATAGTACCAAACAACTTCAGTAAATAAATTATTTATACCTGCATAAATCTGTTGACCTTTGGTAGTATCTGCTTGATCATAAACATAGTCTTCAACAGAACAAGGTAATGATTTAACAGTACCATCGAACATAAAGAAACCATTATTAGACATCCAAAACGCAGCACCATCTATTTCAATCGCTGCATTCTTACCAATCAATCCACAGTTAGTACCAACTTGCTCAAATCCAAATGTAAAAGGCGCACCAATAAATTTCATGGTGTACAATGCATTATCAGTCCAAACTAGAATTGTTTCTTTTGCTTTTAAAGAACCTATAATTTTAGTTCCGTCTTGTAATCTTTGTGATCCAGCACTGTTAATAGCTGTTGGTGTGTAATCATTTATATCTTCTTGATCAGAAAATCTTATAAACATATCATCTTGAGTTGATGTATCTCCAATAGTTGTTTCAGTTCCAAGATGAATCAAGTGACGTGTTGTAGGTGATACTAAAGATACTCTAGTTGCAGTAGGGTTATTCGTTGTTTGAAAACCTGATGTAGTTGTTGATGCTCTTGTTGTTAATCTTGCAGCGTCTCCTGCATTCCATGTAAATGTTTTACCGTTTGCAATTGTTGCAACTAACACTTGACCAAAATTACTTAAACTCCAGAGGCCTGGTTCCAGACTCACGTCAGATGCTGAAGCTGCTTCTCCCCATGCACCACTGCCCCAACTATCAATACCCCAACCATATCCATAAGATTGTTCTGCTGGACCAACTTGTTCATAAGGTTTAACTTCTAAACTACCACCTGTTGATACTGTTGCTGTTGCATTAGAACTTTGTGTAATTGTAAATACACTTGAACTTGTAACACTTGTTACTTGAAATAATTTATCTTCGAAATCAGAATTTGTATAACCTGTTCCTACCGGTAAAGTTACATTATCTAATAATACAATATCTCCTGCACTTAAACCATGAGAAGCTTTTGTAATAGAACAAATAGCTGAAGCATTTGTTGTTGCAATAGTACAAGATGTTAAAGTAGTTTTTAAAGGTGTTACATCATAAAGTTGACCTTCAAAATATATAAGTAAAAATTTATCTGTTCCAATTGCAATGTATCTATTTCCATCTAAGTCTACGAATGCAAACTGACGTCTTGCAACACCAACAATTGTATCTGTAACTAATGATGACCAACCACCAACTTTTTCAGGTAAGTTATATCTGAATCTTACATTATCACAATCAACCCATCTGTTTTCTGCACCAGATGTGGTATCTTGTTTATCTATTCCTGGTAAGACTTTAAAATCAATTAGAGCCATGGTCCATGCTCCTATATTTTATCTTTATAGATCCAGCCTCTAGTTGCATTGACATACACTAAAGTAAATGCAGCACCATTAGTTGAAACAACTAAATTAGAAGCGGCGCCTAAAATATTAGAACTGTTTCTACCGATTGTTAAATTGTTTGATGCAAATGCATTACCACTATCAATAAAATGTACTTCATTACCTATTGCAGGAGATGCTGGTAAGTTAATTGTAACTGCAGTACCAATACCACTTCCTGAAGTATTTATTAATAATTGATCTCCATTAACTGCTGTATAAGTAGAAGGTGGAGTGTAGTATCCTTTTGTTTGTAATTTTCCTGTGATGTTTGTGCCATCAGAATATAAAACTGTTGTTGATCCAACCGGTAAAGCAAGTCCTGTACCTGAAACTGTTTTAACTGTTAATGTATAATTAGATGAAGACCTAGCTGTTGCATCTTCTACTATAAAAACTCTTTCAGCACCATCAGGCATAGTAACTGTTCTAGCTGCTGTTAAAGTTCCTGTTAATTTATAATATAAATTTTTACCATTTGCTGTTGCATGAGTAGCTAAAGATAAAGCAACGTCCGCTCCACCTACTGCAAGTGATAAATAACCACTAGCTGCTTGTTCTAAAATTTGTAAGTTTGTATTAGTAATTGTACCCCAGGTTCCTGATTTTTCCCCTGTGGTTATTAGTTCTAGTTTTAAATCTGTCGATGTACTTGATGCCATAATTCTCCTATGCGTCGGGGTCTATCGGGACCCAAACTTGATTTACTCCTGGTGGTATTGGGTTCCATGATATCACACTTACGGGGTTAGTTGCAAGTTCTAATTCATTCCCTGAAACAACTACTGTTTGACCTATTTTAATAACTACATTACCTGTAGCTAAATCTACTCTTTGTCCTGTAGGTAAAACAATTGATTTACCTTCAATAACTACATTACCTACTGAAAAGTTTAATCTTTGTCCACTTACAGTTACAAATATACTAACTCCGCCTGGATCAGCGAAAGGTGAGTTTGCAAAAGGTGTAGCTCCAAATAACATTATGGTGTTTGTATCCTTGTCCAAGTTTGTGAGACGCCTGGTACTACACCATCCCATTGTTTAATGTTTATAGAAGTAGGTACTGCTATTTCTAATCCTACTCCAGTTGTAATTACATTTGCTTTAGCTTGAATTGTAACTGTACCTGTTGATAAATTTTGTCTATTACCTGTAACAATTGCTGTTGCGTTTGCTTTAGCTGTTGCATTACCAATCGCTATCTCTACTGCACTTCCTGTAACGGTAACATTTGCTTTTGCAACAACAGATACATCACCTGTATCTAAATCAACTCTAGATCCTGTAGGTAATATAGTTGCAGCTGCAGTTGTTGAAACTGTACCAGTAGATAATTCTACTCCTGATCCTGTAACATTGTATCTAAATTGGAAAGTAACAGTTCCTGTATCTAATTCTAAAATACTTCCTGATGGTACAACTGTCGCTTTACCTATTGTTGTTACATCACCTGTATCTAAATTAACTCTTGATCCTGTAACTCCTACAACGTCAATACCTTTTGCTGTACCTGTATCTATTTCAAAAGGACTACCTGTTGTAGTTGTTGTAGCACCTGCTGCAATAGTAACACTTCCTGTTGCTATCTCTGTTGCAATACCTGATACACCAATAACATCGGCTACTTGGACATTACCTATTCCAATATTAAATCTACTACCATTCGGTAATATAATTGCTTTACCAACAATACCAACAGTACCTGTTGATTCGTTAATTCTACTACCTGTTACAATCGCTAATGCATTGGGATTAAATCCTGGGTCTGCAAAAGGTGCTGATGCAAATGAAGTTCCGCCAAAAAACATAAATATAAATCCTTAAAAGGAGACAGGGGGTATGTGGTGGTGCCCTGCCTCCATCTAAAGATTATATCATCGTTTAAACCAAGAAGGAAGACCTAAATGAGGACGCTTGTCAAACATATTATCTCTAGCGCCTGGCGTTTTACGATTATTATAATGAAGAAATACTTGTACGCATTCCTTACCCTTGAACTTATTTCTCCAATGCTCTAATTCACAACCAGAATATACTAGCATATCTCCTGGTTTTAAATCTACTTTAATACCTTTTTTGCCAGTCTCTCCAGATGGTTCTAAATAAATTGGCCAATCATCACCACCTAGATTCATGGTCGTAGATATCTCACAACTAAATCGATCTTTGTGTCTTTTTAAAATATCACCTTTTTTATAAATTCTAGCATATGTATATGCTGGATATAATTTTAATCCTGTTGCTTCTTCCATTTTAGGAAGACATTTTAATAATAAAGTTTCCATAGCCATATTAGAATACTGACTATATGTATTTGGAATCTGTTCATTCTCACCTT